CCCCCCCCGCCGCCGGTACAAGCGCCTCGATTATGCGCCACCGCTTGTTTATACACACGGTTGTTTATACACGCGTATGTTTAACACACGGTTGTTTATACAAAGATTTTTATTGCTTTGATTTGTTTTTGCGTGCTAAATTTGGCCGTCGAAGTGGCGTTTTTTGTTTGGCGTTTGCGTGTTACGGGTGCGGGTGCCGATTAAAGCGGGTCCAGCGGTCCGGCCTCCTACCCTCGGCGGAGTCGATAGGCCGCCACGCCCCACACTGCTAGAGCGTGAATTGCCCACACAAATACGGGGCCGTAGCGATTAGCAATTCGGAGCAACTCCGGGGGAGCGTGAAATGTGCGCATTTATAGGATCCCCAAAGGCAAGCCATGTTTAATTTCCAGCACTCTCTTTAATGATGAGTGGGATCCTCTCGCGTCCCTTATTGCATCCATCAAAAAACCATACTCCTCGCTCTGTTTAAGCTTTTTTATTGCCGAGGATAATTTCTCTCGCGTTGTCATATATATAAAAAAAGCTCCCGCCCTAGCTAGGCCAGAGAGGGAGCGTGTTAGGTTTGTGTTAATATTTATCTACAAAAAAAGAGTGCATGTATCTTTTATACTTAATCAGCTATAATAATGCCGCCGTCAAACTCTATAACGCTCGTCCTATCCCGTAGCCAATCCAGAGCAAATTGGTTGTTTTCCTCCTCTACCTCGTAGGAGGGGCGCAGATTTCCATCATCATCATGCGTGTCGGCCATTGGTTTCCAGCCGTTATCTACAGCCGCTCTGATTGCGCTCTCATACTCCGAGTATCCGCACCTAATTGCGACTCGATCAAATTCCTGAGGTTCCCCGCAATCCTCTTCTAGATCCTCTAGATATTCAAACAAGGCCATTGCGGCATCCCGGGAGAAATTCTCCGCCATGCGATCCGCAAACTGGTGACAATCAAGTCTAATAAACATAATATTTTGGTGTTTTGTATTAGTGAAGCTTGCAAGCTTCTATCTATCCCCCTTGAAGAGGGATAGAAAGAAACCGGCTTGCTTTTTATAGGCGGACAGAAGAGCGCAAAATTGCTTCCCTTATCCACGCCGGGCCCTCTTCTGCGTTTGCCAAAATTTTATGTAATAAACTTATCGCATCGCTAAGCTGTTCCTCTGGTTTCCTATCTGTCTCTGGAGTTGTCTTTGCAAGCTCCTCTATAAGTAGGATGTCATGCGCTTTTTCTATGGCCGCGACGGCCTTATTTAAATTGGACATTGCAGACTCTCCTATGTCTTGCACCTTAAGTATTTTTCCTAAATAAACAATAGCCTCTTCTAAATTTTTTATTGGTGTTTTCATACGAGCCCCCCCTTAATAGTCGCGAAACGCTTCCTCTAGTTCCGCAATTTCATTAGGCGAAAATAGCCTATTAAGCTTATCGCTGTTATTTTTGCACGCGTCCCATATTGCAAGCGCGTTGCGGGAATACTCATTATATCCAAACGAGACGCAAAAATCCTTAAACGTTTCCCGCCCGCCTTGCCAGTCAGTCAGGAGCGCAAAAATAACGTCACCCAACTCTGGCGGAGTCGGCACCCCGTTTTTGACGTATCCTGTCCCGCGGTGATAGTTTAAATAAATCGGCTGTGTCGTGTATTTGTGTTTTTTGTAGTTTTTCCAGCCATCTTTCACCTCAAGCTCGATACTCCAAAGGTAATTTTTCCAGCCGTCCGAATTTACCCGGAGGCCGACAAGGCGCGGAGTAAATTTCAGGGATTCCATTATTTCAGAGACCTCTATCATAACTTCCTCTTTGTTATTTGTTATTTTCATGCTCAATCCAGATTGGCAAACGTGGTGAACCAGTCGCCGTCCTCGTCCTGCTCGAGTTTGTAAACCGCATGATCCGCGAACGCGCTTAACTCCTCCGCCCGGGCAGAAGCTTCTTCGAGAGTGGCAAAACCCTCAGGGAGAGGGTCGCAACCCTCTTCCCGGCACTCGCAGACGAAGACAAGGCCCTGCTCCGCCATTTTCTGGAGTTCCCCGGAATAAATTGGCGTCAGGCCGTCAAGGTATTGTTTTCTGTGTTTGCTCGTTTTCATGCGCGAATATTTCCCCAAAACTAGCAGTAACGCTAGCTTTTTCTTCTCGGTTCATCTATTTAGTGCAAAATATGTCTTTTCAGGCTTCGATTTGTCCAGTTTAGGACATTTCAGAGTCGGATTTGTCCAGTTTAGGACAGATTTGACTGAAATGATGCTGAAAATGCGTTCCAGCGAGCGTGTCCACTCCTTAATGAGACTCAGCCTCAATAAGCCTACACAGTTACCGCTTGTTTAAACAACTGCTTGTGAATAACTTTGTGAATAACTTGTGAATAACTATTAGCCTCACCTAAGTTTGTTTAAACATCCGTTCTGATACTATTTTTGCATTCACAGACACGGTGGGTTGCCTTCACGGAATGTAGACTGATCGAGTGTAGATTAAACGAATGCATTTTAAGACATAGCAGACAGGGGGAGGGGGTCGAGGCGCGCACGGCGGACGAAGAGCCAACGCATCACACCCCCCGGAATTTTATTTTGCAAATGGGCTTCCCCCTTCGACTGTCACTCTGTCTCGACCGTGCCTCGCAAATGTCACCGCGTAAGTGCCTGATTTGCAGAGACTTACGACTCAAAACCCGATTTTGTGACGCTGTGACAGAAAAAATAGACAGACACAATAAATACACATCCCACACAATATTAAGATATAGCACACACACTATTATATTATATCTATATATATTTACTGTCACAATAGAGATATATATATAGAAAAGCCTGATTCTAACAGGGTTTGCGGCGTGACAAATTTTGTGACAAGGGGCGTCACCCGTGACAAAGGGGGGTAGGCTTGTCTGAAAACACGCCTCCGCTATGTCCATGTTGTTTTGACATAAAAACGATTTCTAGACCCCCTGCAGGCCCAAAGCGGGCATATCGTATAGTGAAACTCGATCCCGCAATGCAGCGAACCCCTAAAACCCCAGAATTTGATTTCGGTGATGGCTTCCGGGGCTCTATGCGCGCGCGTGTGCGTAGGGGCGCGTGTGCCCGCGTGCAGGCGTGCCCGTGCGTGTGCCCGCGTGTGTGCGTCCGTGCGCGTGTGTGCCCGCGTGCGTGTGCGCCTACGTGTGTGCGTATGCGTGTGTGCCCGTGCGTATGCGTGGGCGTGCGTTAATTTTTATATTGCTGGCAGCGGTGCTGAAAAACCGGGGTTTGTTGCCGTAAATCGGGGTTCAGGGTATGGTGCGCGCATGAAAAAATTCATCGTAAATGCGGGTAAAGTCGCTGATTTGGGCCTGAAATTGAAGCTGTGCGACTTCGAAGAGGGGAAAGACTACGTGTTTAAACGGAAACACAACGGGATGAAGGTTCTCTGGAATAAAGACCTAATTGCTAAATTAGTATCAGGTGAGCCGATCGAGGCAGATACAGAGGAAACCGTGGAGACTAAGGGTATGATCCCGAAACAGATTTCGGTATCATCCCATAAAGAGGAATGCCTACAGGTTATAGAGACTGAGGACCATATTCGTGACGCCACGGAAATGGTGGAAATCGAACTACCTGAAAGCGAAAATAGTATCAGTCAGAATGAAACTGATACTGAATTGACTTGGATTGACGCTCCGAAGATCAAGGAATGCGAAAATAGTATCAGCAAGGTGGAAATACCGACTAAAACAGTAGAGATTAGTAGTAAATTAGTAGAGATTGCCTCTGAGATCAGTCCAGAGGAGACCTACACAGCCCGGGTCAAGAAGTTGTTCCCGAATCATCGGTTTGTGCTTTTGGAAAGTAATGTCATGGTGGCATCCGGGAAGCTTGCCGGTCGATTGCGCCCCGGAAACACTGTTTTTGTCCGGAATGGCACAGTTATTCGCGGTTAATGCCCTGAAATTGCAGTTTTAATCTACTGTATGTCTGATTTACTCCAGAAAGCACTTAGTTTTAGGATGAGCGATCATCCGCTGATGCCTGTTTTCAGTGAAAAACAGCGCCTTAAGATGATCGAGAACGTCGGGCCTCAGCAGGTTCTTGATTTGCTGGCGTTGAGAGAAGAGCGGATTAAAGCAGAGTTATTTGACCCGTGCAGGTATGGCAACGAGCTTGAATCATGGAAGCTGGCCGATAATTTGCTGTCTGAATGCAACGATTTGCTGATTAACGGCGGGAATCGAAGCTCTAAGACTGAGTATGCGAGTAAACGGATGGCACAAGCGTTTGTTGGCTCAGATCTGTCCGGCACGATGCCTGCATGGCTGAAAGAGAAAGCCGAAACACAGGGGATTAGGATCTGGTGCCTGCATACCACGCACATGACGAGCGTGAGTAGCCAGCAGAACGTTTTCTATAAGTATCTGCCTCAAGAGTTGAAAAACGCGAAACGAAGCGCACACACACAGATTAGCTGGACTCAAAAGAACGGGTTCTCTGATAACACGGCTGTATATAAGAAGAACCAGATTTGGTTTCTAAACTACGCTCAGGATATTAAGGTGGTTGAAGGCGCAGAAGTGGATTACGTTTGGTGTGACGAATTGGTTCCTGCGGACTGGCTTGAAACGCTAAGGTATCGGTTGGTGACGAGGAACGGGAAGATGTTGGTCACGTTTACACCGATTGTAGGCTATACTCAGGTGGTAAAAGAGTATGTTTCAACGAGTAAAATCACGGCTTGGGAGCCCAGTGAGTTGTTGCCGAACGTGAATGTTATTGGTGTGCCTCCCGGGAATATGCCGACACTGGCTAGGCACCAGCAGAATAAACATGCCGTTGTGTGGTTTCACAGTAAATGGAATCCCTATAATAACTGGGAGCGGATGAAGGACACGCTAAAAGGCCGGTCCAGCAACGATATTAAAATCCGTGCCTATGGCTGGGCTGAACAGGTTGTTGGGAGTCAGTTTCCGATGTTCGGGGAACATAACGTGTTTGGAGGCGATATTAACGAGGTTGTGCCAGACGGAACGTGTTACATGGTGGCGGACCCTGCCGGAGCGCGAAACTGGTTTATGCTTTGGGGTAAAGTAGACTCAGATGGTATACTATGGATTTACAGAGAATGGCCAGATCAAAGCTATGGCGAGTGGGCGCTTCCCTCAGAGAAACCTGATGGCCGAGTTGGCCCCGCACAGAAGCAGGGTGCAGGCCGAGGAATTGACGTGTACAGCGAATTGATCTGGGCTTTGGAGACTCAGGGAGACGCCAGAGAAGAAATCGCAGAAAGGTATATCGACCCGCGTTCAGCCGGATCAGAGACGATTACCCGCGACGGCGGTATTACTCTAGTCGATTTATTGGCGGAGGCTAGAGATCCGTTGTATTTTCTGCCAGCGGTAGGTATGCAGGTAGATGATCGAGTTTTGCAGATTAACGATATGCTCTGCTGGAACCGGGAGGAGCCGATGGTGCGCGGCAAGAATCATCCACGGATTATGATCCATGAGGATTGCAGGAATTTAATCTGGTCCATGAATGAATGGACTAACCAAGACGGACAGAAGGGGGCAAGTAAAGATCCTATTGACGCACTGGGCTACATGGTAGTGATGCAACCCCAGCACGTTAATAAGAAAGAATGGGCAAAGAAATGGAACTCTATGAGTAAAGCGGGGACATATTAGATAAGCCAGAAAAAAGCTATGGTTTCTTAACTGTGCGGCTCATCTGATTTAACTAAGGCAAAACTAAAGTAGTATTTATATGGTCCATCTAGAATAAAAAATTCCCATCCTTTATATTCTGGAAACGATATAACTGTGAATGAGTTTTTATTTTCTTCATTAAAATACTTAGTGTGACTGCTTACTGAAAAATACAATACTGGAAACCTTTCTTCATTCACTTCTGCATTTACAAGTTCAGCATGTTTTGTTTTTAGGACTAAATGCCCTAGAACTATTTCATCTGATTTTTTTCTCCAATAAGCACAATCTGCAATCACTCCTCCTTGCTCTTCAATTTCAATTTCAATAAAATCTGGCTTCATACGCGAATTTTACAATTTCCCGTCAAAAATTGACAGAACTTTTTTTTGGTGAGATGTTAGTGAAGATGAGCGAAAAAACCACCGATCCTCTGGCTATCGCCAAGGATAATCCAGAAATCGGAGAACTCCTGAGCGAATACAATAGGAGCATGGTGAACTCGTCGCAAGGAAATCTTGTCACGAAATTCGACAATATCCGGTTTTCACGGTGGGCAGGACAGACTGATGACGGTAAAAAACACTCTGAAAATCGCCCGGAAGGAAGTCCGGCTTGGCCGTTTGAAGGAGCAAGTGATGTTCGGAACAGGCTAATTGACTCTACGTGCAACGAGTTGACGGCGCTTCTCATGACGGCGTTCACCCGGGCGGAACTTCGTTCTCCGGGTGTTGATCTCACTGATGGTGAGATTTCTGGGATTGCAGGCACGTTACTACACTGGATTAAGGATAGTAAGATGCCGATGGAGCTTCGTAAGGAAGCGGAGCTTGCGGCTCAGTATGCTTTGCAGTATGGCTGGAGTGCGTTTTTTGTAGGCTGGCAGCAGAAAATTTCCAAGCGTAAACAGCCGATTTCTTTGGATGAAATCATGGCTATTGCTCAGCAGAGCGAGGGTTCTATCTTGCAGGATCTTCCTCGCATGATTATGAAATCTCAGGAGGAAGCGCAGGCTACTCTGATTGCGCTAATTCCAGAGCTTACTAAGTCAGAGGCGAAACGGATTGTAAAAGAGCTTTCTGAGACTGGAAGCTCCTATCGAGAAGAGGAGTATGTAAGCCGGAATCTTCCCGAAATTGTCGCCTTGAAACCTTGGGATGAGATTATTTTTCCTCCTGAAACCGCTGACCTACAGAGGAGCCGTGTTATTTTTCGTCGAACATGGATGTCAGAGGTTGAGTTGCGCGAAAAAGTGATTACTGACGGCTGGAATCCTGATTGGGTGGATAAAGCGATTCAGCAGCTTGGCAAGAGTAGTTCGTTCTATAACATTAACTTGCTGCCTACCACGACTATGTTGGTGTATAACGGCACTAACTATAACAACATGGTGGAAGTTGTTTATGCTTACACTAAGAGTCTTGACGGTGACGCACCTGCTATTTTTTACACTGTATTTTGTCCTCAGGCTGCATCGAATCGTTATGAAGATAAAAGCTCATGGGCGATTCATGAACGGCTTGACTACGCGCATGGGGAATACCCGTTTGTAGAATTTAGACGGGAACAGTTGCGCCGGGCAATTACTGATACCCGTGGCATCCCAGAGCTTGCAAGCACGGATCAGGATGAGATTAAAGCGCAGCATGACTCTATCCGGGATCACACTGCGTTTTCTACGCTTCCTCCTATCAAGGTAGTTAAGCGAATCGGAGCGATCAATAAAGTTGCTCCTGGACTTCCGTTGCCGGTCACTAACCGTGATGACTATACATTCATGGAGCCTCCGGCCCGTGAGCCTAGTGTTGCGTTTAAGTTAATCGAGCGAGTTGAAGCTAATCACGCTGCTTATTTTGGAACTAACAACCCGCTTGTTCCACCCGTTAAGACTCAAATGATTCAGCAGATGCTAGTTAATAGCTGGCTGATGAGTTGGCGGAATGTTTTCCGGCAGATGTTTTCTTTGTGTTGCCAGTATATGACCCCGGAAGAAATCCAGCGTATTACTGGTGGCTCATTGCCACAGAATATCTCTGATATTCATAACGAATTTGATATTAACATCAGGTTTGATGTCATGGATCTTGACGGCGATTATATCAGTAAGAAAATTGAAGGACTGATTAAAACAAAGCAATTGGATGCTGGCGGTGTTCTTAATAGCAATAAAATTACAGAAATGTTAACCAGAGCCTTAGCTCCAGAAATGGCGAATGATCTTATCCTTAATCAGGAAAAAGCTAGTCAGAAAATGTATAAGGATGTTCAAAGTGATATTGCCCTTATGCTACTTGGAAATGAGGCGCTTTATCAGGAGAACGATCCTACCGCTTCTACCAAAATGCAGTATTCCCAACAGATTATTCAGAGCAATCCGAAAGCTCAGGCGGCATTGCAGCAAGATGAAAACTTCCAAGCTCTATTCCAAAACTACATCAAGAACCTTCAAATGAGCATGATGCAACAGCAAAACGCCCAGATTGGGCGCATTGGAGTTAGTCAGATTCAAGGGCAGCAACCGCCTAGCGCATGACGGAAGATCAAAAAAACGCATTTGGGTTTTCAGGTAAAATCCTGTTATGGGAAGAAATCTGCAAAGTTCTTAATGCGATGCAGGAGCAAGAAATCTTTATCGCTATAAGTAAGGATACACGCGGCGAAGATAGGATTCATGCCGCTGGAAGGGTAGATGGTATCAATATGGTTATGAATACTTTGAACTGGTATAGGGAAGAGGCGCGTAAGTTGAACGGGTTGACTTCTAGCGAAACTTTGGCATAAAGCCATTAACGGACATATCAGCGTTACTGGTATGAAAAATAACTAAATAGGACTTGCTGCCACTCAGCATGAATACAGAAAACTCACAGCCTGATTCCGGGAGTCAGGAGGCAGTAAGTGCTCCCGTTGCAAGTAAACTCGGTTTGCTGGATGCAAAATCTCTAAGCGAGATTATTAAGTCTGGCTCATTCCTAGACGAGAAGGAGGCGGTTCCAGCCAAAGAGGAACAAAAATCCGAGGTAGAAACCGATGAGGTTGAAGCCGAGGAAGCCGAAAAAGAAGAAGAAGATACTCAGGAAGAAATTCCAGAGGAGAAAGAAGATTCTAGCCAGCTAACTAAAGGAGTTCAAAAGCGGATCAATAAACTTGTAGCCGCAAAGAAAGCCGCACAGTCAGAACTGGAGGCACAGAAATCTCAGTTGCTTAATATGCAACGCGAGCTTGATACCTTGAAACAAACTCAAGGCTCAAAGCAAGCAGAGCTTTCTAATGCTGTTGAAGCTCTTTCTACTCCCGATCAAGTCAGGTCTGAATATAACAAAGCCGTGGAAGTGATTCTCTGGTGTGAAGATAATCCAGACGGTGGAGTTGTTACGATGCCTGATGGCCAAGAATCCGAATTATCATCCGATGATGTTAGGAAAATGAAACGGTTGGCTATTCGGCGCAAAGAAATCGAGCTGCCGGAGCGTATGCGGTTTGTTACTAACGAGCAATCCGCTGAGACTGAGGTGGTTAAGGATTTCCCTTGGTGGAATAAACCTGACACAGAGGAATATCAAGCGGCACAAGTTGTGTTGCAAGAATTTCCAGAGCTAAAGAAACGTCGGGCAGATTGGAAGCATGTAGCAGGTTTGATTGTGTTAGGCATGAAGGCCTACACTGATCAGAAAGCGGCCAAAAAAGCTGTTCCTGCAATTAAGAAAGCTCCCTCTCAGCCGGGTGTAACTAAAGCCCCGCCAACTTCTTCTTCAATGAATGATATTGCAAAAGCCAAACAGCTATTTGCAAAGAGCAACTCGGATAAATCCGGGTTGACTGACCTAGTTAAAGCAATGGGATTCGTTTAACAACCAAACAACTATTTAGTATATGCCTATTCTTACAGAACCTAATTTGTCCGGTCGCGGTAAACGCGAGGATTTGATGGATATGATTGCGCTTGTTGACGCGAAGGATACTCCCTTCACGTCGATGGCCCGTAAGGGCTCTAAACCCGGAAATATGTATTTCCGATGGCAGTCTGATAGCTTGCCTGCTCCTCAGGTGGGTGGCGTTGTGGACGGCGCGGACGTTTCCGCTTATGACAACTATGTTGTTGGCTTTCGCTCTGAGCTTGCCAACTACGCTCAGGTGTTCCGGCGCTCGGTGCGCGTTTCGCGGCTCACGAAGGATGTAGCTGATACCGCTGGCGTGCGTGACGAACTGGCTGAAAACGTCAGTAAAGCTATCACTGGGATCAAGCGTGATATGGAGGCTACTTTCTGCTCCAATCAGGTTTCCCAGCAGGATAACGGTACGGTGGCTTATCGGACGGCTGGCATCCAGACTTGGATTAGCAACACTGGAACTGGAACCCCTACCCCGGGTGATGTTCCCGCCGCGTTTCGGACTCCTGCCGCGAGCATCCTGACCGGCGCTTCGTCCACGTTGTCGGATACGTCGCTGCAAGGTGTGCTCAAGTCGATTTTCGATCAGACTGGTCACTTCACCAGCTTTGACGCAATCGTTGGCACGGACCTTAAACGGGCGTTTACTAACCTGATTGGAACTACCGCGCTTACTACCACCACGGGAGCCGGTATCACTGGCTCTGGTGCGACTAGAGTCCAGACGTTCCAGAGGGATGCCGCTGCTGATACGTTTATCCAGTCCTTGGACGTGTTTGAAGGTGATTTCGGCTTGGTTCGACTTCATCCGACTACGTTCATGGGCACTGTGTCCGGCGCTACTTGGACCCCAACGGCCTTCAAGGGTTTGCTGCTTGATATGAATCTCATCGAGGTTCGTTACGGTGGAAACGTGGCTAACGTCACGGCGCTTCCAGATTACGGCGGCGGTCCCGCTCGCCTTGTGGAAGCTGTTGCTGGACTTGTGGTTGGCAATCCGCTCGGCTTGGGTAAGTTCGACTTCTCCTCCTAGTAATTCCTCCGCGACACCTGCGGTCTTAATCGACAAAAGTGGTGTGACAGCCGGAGAGACGGCACTATTTTCTATGATTAACATTGACCCTGAGCTTGTTGGACAACTTGAGCAAGAATTGCGAACAGGCTGGAATAAAAATAGAGTTGACGCCGCTATTCAAGCGAAAAAAACTCATGAAATCAATGTTCAACGGCATCGTGCAGTTGAAGGTCTTGGCGCTTTGAAAGCGAGAATTCCACCGACTGCGTATCATTTCTGGGGTCAGAAGCTCGGTTACGGATGTTGGAACGATAAAACCTTCATGAAAGAGTTTATCCGGGACAACCCTGAATGCCGAGTTAACTCAGGTGGAACCAAAGAAATTCACGTCGGTTACACTCCCGGCGTAGTTAGAAGCAGAACCGTCTATCAATGAAAGCAGTTCCATTCAGTGACATTCTAGCAGAGGTGTGCCAGCTTGCCGGCCTGGATAGATTGACGCTTAATGATAAGAGCTTCTTTGCGATTCGTGATTTCACTAATCGACGGATCGGCACTATCTGGGATCGAGAGGAATGGCCTGATAACGAGCGTTACATTGATACGTATCCTGGCAACCCGATTAGCTCTATTGCGTCTGGCGGCTCTGTTATTGTCACTAATAACAATGAAGCTATCATTACAAGTGACGGTGAATTTCTAGTTTTTAGCGATGTTGAAGATATTACGTTCACTCTTACCACTGATTTTCCTCGCGTGTATCTGGCCGATTTTGAAGATGATGCCTATAAGAAAGGACAGGTAGGCTCTACAAAACTCAAGATCAGCAACGGGTTCTACATCACGAAAGAGGATGGCACGCTGTATAACACGAATGAGTATGAGTATGAGTTTACTTATACAACTCTTAGTGATGACATTGGCGAATACATCGCAACTGTAACAATTGACGTTCCCCTTGGTGTTACTGGGATTTTCCAGACTTCCGTTAACGGAAAGCTAACTCCAGTTATTACGTTTCTCAAAAATAAGAACTATATCGTCAAGTTGCCTACAACGATTGTTCACGGGCTGGATGCTTGGGATAAAGATCCGCGCAATACGTCTAGGACGAATCAAGAAGCATTTATCGTTGAGGATAACGTGCTCTCAGATGGGACGTTTCTTAGGTTTGCAGACGCTAAGAAGAAGTTCATTAAGTATCGCGTTGAACCGCCCCGGCTTTTGGGTGCAAAGTTGCAAACGCAAGTTTACGTTCAAGGATCGTCTGCTTATTACGATGTTTTGCAGGAGTCCGCTAATTACTTTCCATCTGTGACTTCGAAGGGAAGTAGCGGGGATTTTTGGGTTGCAAAAAGCAGTGTTAGCGCCGGGACATTTCCGGCTGTAGGAAGTTCCTATTGGACTAAGATTGAGATTCCTATGCGGTTTAAGGAGTATCTTGTTAATGGAGTATCTGCTGACTTCCTAAGGTCTGAGGGTAGGGCGGAAGAAGCAAATATATTTGAACAAATTGCTGAGAGCAATATACAACAGCAAATAGATGTGTATATTAGACAGCAAGGACAGAACCAGCGCATGAACATGGTTTTCACTTACTAATGGCAAAGCAAATCACACAACTTCCAGTAGCCGCGTCTTTAGCCGCGTCTGATGTTTTTCCTTTGGATCAATCAGGAACGACTAAGCAGGCTACGTTGAGTGTTATTGCGGATGGATTGCCTTCTGCTACTGGAACAGGTGGTTTGGTTAGGCAAGGGTATCCTGTATTTAGTACTGGATTTGCCACAAATGCAATTAACGGAATTTCTAATTCTAGCTCATATGCTGTAGTTGGTGGAGCTGGTTTGGGACCGTCTAGTGGTGGTTTTGTTAGTTTTTTTGGAGGCGCGCACGCAACTAATCCCGGATTGTTGCAGCTAGGCACTAATGGCGTTGGGATTCTTCACGTTCTTCCTGGTGGAAATGTTGGCCTCGGGACGCTTTCGCCTTCCGAGCGACTTTCCGTGGCGGGAAACATTCGTTTAGCAAATTCTAACGGAGGCCTACTTTTTACTGATACAGGCTCAACAAGCCCTTACATGGTTTCTTCTTCTGACGGTAATTTTTATTTTACCGGAACTAACGCGGCTGGAGCTGGTCGGGTTGTTTTTCAGTGCTTGATGAGAAGTAACACTTCTCCTTTTGTTGTTTATCCTCCGCTACAAATTGGCGCTTCTGGCTCGCCAATTCAAAACGTAATTGTTACGGCTTTTAATCACACTCCCGCGACTATTGCGGCCAACGGTGGCATCCAAACACTTGATGTTACTGTTACTGGCGCATCAAGTAGCGGAAGTTATTTAGTAAATTGTCCCGGTGGATTAAGTAATGATTTAATTATTCTTAAAGCAAATTATATTTCAACTAACACCGCAAGGGTTTATTGGATTAATCCAACTGCTTCTTCTATTACATTAGCTGCTAGAAATTATAACATATGTGTTATTAACTTTTAACTATGGAAATTCTTGTTACTTCTCCGCGTTCTGTTATTGTTGACGGCGTTAATTTTGGCGCTGTAGCTGATGCTATTGCCAACAATAAACCGCTAGCTTCAGGTATTCAAATTGCGCTTCAGAAATATGATGAAGAGCAAAAAGCCTTGCTTGACGCGGTTAAAACTGAGCTAGCTGGAAATCAGTCTTATCAAAAGGAAGCAATCAAGCGAGCCAAAGAGGTTATTGCTTCTGGTAATTTTCAGGCATTGGAGGGCGTGCTTTCGTTTGCCGAAGCTGATTTTAAAGAAAAAGAACGCCAGAAAGCCCTTAAGGAAATTCAGAAACAGGAAGAAGAACTTAACAAGCGTAAGCAGGAACTTGGTCTATGAGTAATTTAGCTGCAACAAAGAAGGCGCTTCGCCTTGTTAATACTACTGTTAACGGTGATGCTATTGATCGAAATAGCTATGCCGCAACTATCGCTAGTGGATGGGACTCGTCTTATTGGACTCCTATTGCTGTTGGCCCGGGGATGGTCGCCAGCCAGTCTGCTGGCAACGGTGTTATTACTACTGGTGTAACTACCAACTCGGAAACGATTTTCAGGCATCCTGTAGCGGTTAATAACAACCTTTGCTTTCGCTATAAAACCACGCTTTCTCAGCGTATTGCCAACCAGACTGTTTTTTATGAGTTGGTCGATGTTATTGGTGATAGCCTTGCTATTACTGTAAATAGCGCGACTAGCATCACTGTAACTTTTCCTAATAGCTTTGTCCCTTCTACTGCTAATGTCGGCCAAAGCATGTCTATTTGCGCCATTAGCGTCGCTAACTCTCCTAGTGGACGGTATGTTATTGCGTCTGTTTCTGGCCAGAACGTAAACTTTACTGTTTCTGGCTTTCCGGCTTCTGGCTCTGGAACTTGCTCTGTTTTTGGGTGGAACGGCATTCGTTTTACTTATGACGGTGCAACTGCTACATCCGCTAAATTTGATTCTTATCGCAATGGATATAGCTCTGGTGATACAACTATTACTATCAACACTACGGCTTCTGGCCATGTTGCTGCTGCGTATCTTGAGGATGGATTTATTTATTCGCTAGATGCCGCTACAAATAGTGTTCTGTTTACTCAGCGCGCTGTTAGGTCTGAAAATGTCCCGGATCAAAACACAAACCTTTTCTTGCAGGTTCGTATCGTCAACGGTGCGACGGCTCCGGCATCTACAACTACTGTAACGACTGGGTTTGTTCACGTTAACGACTGGGTTTCTAGCATTATTTCTTTGAGTCGTCAGCCCGGAACTCAAGGTAATAACATGGTTAACGTGGCTTCAATGCCTTCTGTTGTTATTGGCTCTGGAACTATTACGACTGTTTCTACGGTTACTGCTGTTACGACTTCTGGAACTCCGTTAGCTCCTGCTACGCCATACATCCTTAACTCGCTAGCTACAACGAACATCGCCTTAATTCTTACTGGCACAAGTGGACTTCATGCGTTTTACGCAACAAATACTGGCGCAACAGCAGCGTTTGTGAAGCTGTATAACAAAGCTACGGCTCCGGTGTTGGCTTCTGATGTTCCCGCAATGATTATTGTTGTGCCTGCTGCTGTTGGTGGTATTCCGGGTGTTGCTACGCTCCCTATCGGGCATAATGGCTTCCGGTTTGCTCTTGGCCTAGGCATTGCAATCACTGGTGGCGTTTCTGATACAGACACGACCGCTGTTGCTGCCGGTCAGGTTAAGGTTATTCTCTCCAGAACTGTTTAATGAAACTAAAACATTTATTCATCGACTACGTAAACCAAACTGTAACTTGCCAATGTGTTTTGATTGTGCAGGGAAACCCAGTTATCGTGCCTTTTACTGTGCCTGAGGCTGACCTTTATGCCGTTGCTGCTACGCGAGGCATGGACACTTGGGAAAACGAAGATGTTTGCACTGTGGGCTCTCAAGTCGCGGGTCAATCTGTAAGTATTTAGTATTGCATTTTTTAGATGGATTAGCCATGTTTATCGCATGGATGAACGTTCTCTAAAAAATCTCAACACGCTGCACCCTTATGTTTTGCCAAACTTTACCAAATTCATTGAAGAATGTCAGGTTCTCGCCGCAAAGCGAGGAATGGAATACAAGGTTATTTGTGGAACGAGAACTTACGAAGAGCAGGAAAAACTTTGGAGACAGGGTAGAGCTGGAAACCCCGGTAAAATCGTCACAAACGCTAGAGCGGGTTATAGTTTCCACAATTTTGGTTTGGCAATTGATTGTGGCGTGTTTAAAAATGGCAGGTATCTAGACTCGGATCAGCCATCTATTGCTGAAAACTTCCATGAGCTTGTATCTAAACTAGCTCCTAAATACAATTTGAGATGGGGCGGAAATTTTAAAAGAATTTTTGATCCTCCTCATTTTGAATACGATACTCCGCTAACGCTTAGTGAGCTTAGATGTCGAAAAGACAATGTGTTCTACAAGCAACTCCTCCCATGACGGAACAACTTTTTCTAACATTCCTAAAGGGCGCTCAAGATCAAGGCTTTGTTGCTATCATGTTCGTGATTGCAATCTGGTATGTTCAAAAGCGTGTTGATAGGCTTGAGGAAAAGATTATTGAATGCGAAAATGATCGTAAGTCTCTTTGGGAACGTCTTATTTCACAAAACCACAAATGAACACTATCAAAAACTACCTTAAACAGCCTTCTACTTGGCTTGGCGCAATCAAGATTGCTGGATCTGCTGGCTTGTTTGCTGTCGGATTTATCGAGCCTGTTTCTGGGATTGTCCTTTCTGTGTTTGGCGTTATTGACGTTCTACGCAAGGAAAAAACCAAGTAGTTATGCCAGACTACGGTATGGCTGATTCACTAATGTCTGCGTTTGGGATGCGCCGTAAAGGTTTGTGTCCTGATTGCGGTGGCGGAATGAAAGGCGGCGAATGCGAAGAGTGCGGATATGGAAATGAAGAAGAAGATGACGATGAAGAAGAGCCTTCAAATGTTTCTGCTTTGCTTGAAATTCGAGACGATTTGCAGCGTTTGTCCAATAAAATTGCGGAGCTAATTAAAAATGGCGACTGAAATCTCCGCTGAGAGTGATGAAATGTATGTTGGCTTTGCTAGCAGGATTGACCCTGCTAACTTGCAGCCGAACTACCTTCAATTCTCTCAGAACATGAGATTGCAGCGTGGTGTAGCGCAACCCCGCAAAGGAACTAAGCGGCTTACGGATGCCTCGCTTAATTCGCAAACGATGGTCGGTGAAGGCCTGTGGATCGACGCGGAAGGCCGTGACAATTTTGTTCTCGTTTTCACGAACAGATTCTATTTGTATCGCCCAGAACAAGGCGCAAGCCCCGAGTATCTCTCTCCTGCCTACACGTTCCCTGCTGGCAGGTTAATCGCGTCTGGCGGCGTCTGTAACGTGGTGCAAGCCCTTGATAAGCTCTATATCTTCAGGGGCAAAGAAACTGATGCTCGGCTAGGGACTGGGATATCTGGAGCCACTGCCGGATTGCATATTTCGCAACCAGCGATTGCAAATGGTGCTTCTGGCACGGCTACTGCTACTTGCATAAATGGTTATGCTCATAATTATGCAATAGGTGATGAGGTGACGGTTTTTAACATTGATTCAATTTCTCATGTTTATTTGAGAGATTCTTTTATTGTTACGGGCGTAACCGGAACAACTGCATTCACGTTTACAGTCACAAACAATTCAGGCTCTAGCTATAACGCATTTAGTAACCAGAATGCGTGTTGCGTGCGTGTTAAGCCTCCGCTTGCTTGGTCTGGCTCTGGGAACCCGTATGTTATTCCTCAGGTTAGCATTCCTGATAACTCCGAGACTCATGCGCCGCTAATTACGTCCGGCAGCGTGCCTCCGGCTGATTTCGCGTTTTATTTCCAGAACCGTTTGGTCTGCAACACCAGCAAGACTGACCTTGCTGTGTCTGACTTGCTTAGTGAAGAGTTTGATTTTAGTCTAAATAACTTCATTATCAATCAAGGCGGCAATGATTCGATTGTCGGAGTATTGCCTTGGATCGAAAATCAATTCTTGGTTTTCATGACCAAATCCGTGTATGTGGCTTATGTTGAGCCAAGCATTTACACGGTTGGCCTGCCTCCGGGTTCTAAAAGCTCTATTACGGTTGTTAGCACTGAGGTGGGTTGCCTTAGTCGCAGGAGTATCGTTTCTGCCGGGCAATACGTGTTTTTCCTGAGTGGCAAGGGTGTTTACCTGCTTTCCCCTCAGTTGGATTTGAAACTGATTGGCAACACGCTTCCGTTGTCTGAGCCAATCGAAGATGTTTTTGACATTGTAAACTTTAGCGCAATCAGTAGCGCGGTAGCGAGTTACTACGGAAACAGGTTTTACATCGCGCTTCCAACTAATGGAGCTACACGGAATAACCTTGTTCTTGTTTACAACACGCTAAATCAGGCTTGGGAGTCTCGGGATACATACCCTGCTGGCATGTGGGCGGATGGCCTTTCTGTTGCGGCGTATCAAAACCAAAGGCGCTTGTTTCTACTGACAAATTTCTCTGGCACTGGAAGTTTTGGAGGGATTTTTCTTTGTGACGAATACTCAGGTGGCGATCAATACACGGCTGTAAACGGCACCCCAGTTTTGCCTTTTGTCCTACCTGCTGTTATTTCAAGTGGAGCCCCTCAGTTGGTTCCTATTGACGCATACGTCAAAACCCGTGAATACACTTTTGGTAGTCTAAACGAAAAGAGATATTCCCGTGGAGAATTTCAATTTAACAATTCTGCTGGCGATTTTGTGCGAATTTCGACCGGAACTCATGACCCTGATGTTATGGAAGAGGTTTTGGCGTATCAATTCAGCAATTCAGCGGATGGAACATTGCGGGCGCGTATTGCGGCGCGAGGAACGTCAATTGACGCAAAAATAGAATTTGTTACTGGCCGTCCGGCATTGAAGGGAATATCTATCTATGCTATAACCGCCAGCAGGCAGATGGTCTCTCAAGAGTAATATGGCACAGATTCTTAAAGGCACTACTTACACAACTGGTGACAGCGTCACGGCGGCAAACATTAACGCCCATGTGGACGCGGCTATTTTGCTGCCGGGAGCTATTGGCGATCAAGTTGCAAGTGGCGCTCTGGTTGGAGCTGATACTATTCTTGTTAGTAAATCTGGTGGATTGGTTAAAGCTACAGTTTCGCAAGTAGCTGATGCCGTTGAGGCTGAAAACCTTTATATTAAGCGTGATGGTTCCTTGGCGATGACTGCGGACCTTCCGTTGGTTAATAACCTTCCTGCTGGGGATTTATCTGCGGCATCCAAGGGATATGTAAACGCTCAGGACACGATTCGAGATTCTGCTATTGCTGGGAAAGTCGCTAAATCTGGCGACACGATGACGGGCGCATTGACTCTTCCGGGCAACCCGGTGAGTGCGCTTCACGCGGCTCCTAAGCAGTATGTTGAACAGTATGCTAATCAGCAAGATTCCACCCTTGTTCCAACGGGTGCAGTCATGCATTTTTACAGAAGTTCTGCGCCTTCTGGATGGCTTGAGTGCAATGGTCAATCAACCTCTGGGTATCCTGCGCTAGCTGCGCTTGTTGGCGCTAATGTCCCGGATCTTCGTGGTGAATTTGTCCGTGGATGGGATAATGGGCGTGGAATTGATCCAAGCCGCGCTATTGGAACAACTCAGGCTCAGGCTATTCAGGCGCATACGCATACGGTTGCAGCGGTTAGCGGAGGCGGTGGTACTTTTGCCTATCAGTGGGCTCAAGGCGGCACTCTTGGAGGGTCTAATGCCCAATCCACCGGAGGAACTGAAACACGCCCTCGCAATATCGCTCTAATGTATTGCATCAAAACCTAATGAGTGCCGCGCTTATCCGAGCTGATTTAGATGCAGAAGCTCAGTCTGAGCTTGAGGCAGTTGTCGGGAAGATAGCTGACTTTGAGCAGATTTCGCTGCCTTTGACGCATCATTTCTCTCCGGGGATTTACATGCGTGAGATTTTCATGCCTAAAGGAGCGTTTGTTATCGGGCATAAGCATAAGACGCAACACCTTAATGTTGTGTTGTCTGGTGCGGCGCGTGTTATGGTTGATGGCCAGATTTACGATATGAAGGCTCCTTATATCATGGAGTCAGGCCCGGGCGTTCGTAAGGTTCTTTTTATTGAGGATGATATGCGATGGGCAACTGTGCATGTTAACGCGGATGAAGAGCGTGATGTTGCAAAACTTGAGGAGCGCCTTATTGATGTTTCTGAGGAGTTTTTAAAGGCAAAAGGTGACATGACACTTGAAGAATTTCGCATGAGCGCAAACAAACAGAAGGAGATTAACGTATGACAATGGCAGCTATTGGTATTGGATCTGCGGTTGTTGGTGCTGGAGCCTCTCTTTATTCGGCGGCTCAGAATCGTAAAGCGCAACAAAACGCCATGCAAGCAACTCAGGGCTCTCCTTCGTATGGTGGCACAATGCTGGATGCCCTCAGGCAGCAGCAGAAAGCCGCTAAAAAGCAGTATGAACTAGAGGCGCAATACCAGCCTAAATACGCTGATTTGCAGTCCCAGATTCAGGGGCAACTTTCTGGCGCTGGGATGCAGCAAGCAGGCCAGCTTTACAATCAAGCGGCTAATATCGAGAATCAGTATCTTAATAAAATTAGGTCTGGTGACATTAGCCAGCTTAAT